CAGTTTCCGCCCTTAGCCTGGCGTGATGCCAAACGGGGCCTGGACAGAACAAGAGAACGACCTGATCGTCGCGGATTACTTCGCGATGCTGGCCGATGACGTATCTGGTCACACTTACAACAAGGCCGAGCATCGGCGCGGGCTTCTGCCCCTGTTGAATGATCGGTCCGAGGGATCGGTTGAGTTCAAGCACCAGAACATCAGCGCCGTGCTGAAGGGGCTGGGTGAGGACTGGATCCCGGGCTACAAGCCCGCCTTCAATTTCCAGATGGCGCTGGTGGATGCCGTGGCGCGCTGGCTGGCGCTGAATCCGGCGTGGCTCGACCGCCATACGGGTGCGGGAGCACCGACTGGCCTCGCGGAGGCGCGGCCGATCTGGATCGGGCCGCCGCCGACGCTGTCGAACCAGCCGCCGCCGCAGGAGCTGGAGCAGATGCTGCACATCGCCTGCAAATTCGATGTCGCGGCGCGAGACGAGCGAAACCGCGCCCTCGGCCGTGCCGGTGAGGAGCGCGTCCTGGCGCACGAACGAGCCGCCCTGAAATCAGCGGGCCGCGACGATCTTGCACGCAAGGTCCGGTGGGTTTCGGAGGAAGATGGCGATGGTGCCGGCTACGATATCGCCAGCTTCGCGCCGGACGGTCGTCCGCGCCTGATCGAGGTGAAGACGACGAATGGCTGGGAGCGTACCCCTTTCCACATCAGCCGCAACGAGCTGGCCGTGGCCGAGGAGCGGCGTTCGGAATGGTCCCTGTTCCGGCTCTGGAACTTTGCACGCGAGCCGAAAGCGTTTGAGCTACACCCGCCTCTGGACGCGCATGTCTCGCTGACCGCGACGTCCTTTCAGGCAAACTTCCTAGCTTCTTGAAGCAGAAACTCTTTTGTCCCGGGTTGCGCCCAAGGCCAATGCCCATTCAGACTACCATCTAGTGAAATTTTCGCCCAGCTCGGCCACTGTGCGGGCGGTCGTACCATTGAGGCCTTTTCCAGTCCCTTAACAATCTCTGTTCGAACGTCTTGACCATCAACCACACGCACGCAGTTTCGTTCCTTCCAAAACTCAATACTGGGATAATGCCGACTCGGCAGATACCTCATACCTTCTGCGGTGGGCTCACCCCTAAATCCTGTGACTTTGACCGCCACGAATTCGGCAGGAGCTAGATTGCCTATGTCTGTGCTTCCAGCGGAAAGCTTCGGAGCGATCGCTTTCGCTTGATAGTCGGTTAGACGTTCGTAATTTCTAATTCCAAAGTATGGGCAGACACGCAAAGTAAAGTCTTTAGCCTCACCGCACATCGGGGCCTCCATGAGCAGCCTGAAGGGGACGAAGGCCAAGTCCGGAGTGGTAACAAACCAGACGTCTGCTGTGTCGAGCAACGTCCCGGTTACAGCGCATTTTTGGGAGCAGAACAGCTCTATTTCTTTTATCGGATCAGTTATCGCGAAAATTGGCTTCCCGGTCCTCGATTCATAACTGACGTTCGCAGGGATTGGGATGCCCCGCGGATCTCGCGGCATGGCAGCAACTTTAGGAAATTTCTCGATCCATTTTTCAGAAGACTCCTTGGTTGATCGAGATACTTCCGCTCGGTTCATTCTATTGATCCTCTTGTTCTTTGGAATGGTGTTTACATTGCCACTTCCGAGTGTGGCGCGAGTCACGCCCCCCGAAAAAATAGCGGAGCCATTTGCTGATGGGGTGGTGCCGACTTCAGATTGTTTCGACCGCATTCTTAGGGATTAGGGAAGACATCCCTCGATTGGCATGCCACTTGCCAAGTGGTTGCCCAACCATGCGAATTGATCAAGAGCTTTTCGGCGGCCTGCAGTCCACGGTTTGGGAAACGCACAACGCCCGCTCTACCTGCTCCTGCCATGTCTCCCCGGCAAGAAAACACAGATCGTAGAGACTGACCGCCGACGCCTCGCGGCCGCAGGCCAAGCGTTTGAGCACCTCCGGCGCCAGATAGGCGAGACGCAGCTGGCGGCTGACATGGCGTTCGGCCAGACCGACGGCCTCGGCCAGTTCCTGGATCGTTGCGAACTCACCTGCCTCCATACGCCGCCGCCAGCCCCATGCCCGGCCGATGGCGCGCAGGATATGCGGGTCCTGCGTCTGATCCTCACTCGGGCTGTAATCGGCGGGCGGCATGATCTTGGGCCGACCGTTCTTCTTGCGCAGCTTCAGGGGGATCAGAACGCGGATCGTTTCGTTGCTTCGGGTCATTCGGCGGCCTCCATGTCGCGCGGCGCGATCATCTCGCGGATGACGCCCGCGACGCCTTCGCGCCGGATGTCGACCTCGAGCCCGGCGGCGGTGACGGTGACGCGCCGGACCAGCAGCTGGATGATCCGCGCCTGTTCGAGCGGAAACAGTTGTGCCCAGAGCGTGTTGAAATCATGCAGCGCCGCGATGGCCTCGGCCTCGGACACCTGATCGCGCTTCAGCGCCGCCAGCACCTGCGTGACCACCTCGGGCGTCTGCAGAATGCGCCGCACCTCGGTGACGATGGCGTCCTCGACCATGCCCGCAGGCAGGCGGGTCGGTGCTTGATCGCCATCGCTGTCGTCCTCCGTCGTGCGGTTCTTGATCACGTCCATCGACACGTAATAGCGGTAGAGCTTGCCGCGTTTCTTGGTCGCGGTCGGGGTCATGGCGGCGCCGGTGTCGGTGAAGATCAGGCCCTTCAGCGGCGCGGGCGTCTGCATGCGGCTGTTGCTGGACCGGGCGTGGCGGTTGCCCTGCAGGATGGCGTCGACCTGATCCCAGACCTTGTCGGTGACGATGGCCTCGTGCTCGCCCGGATAGGCCTTGCCCCTGTGGACGGCCTCGCCGCGATAGACGCGATTGCGGAGCACCCGATAGAGGTAGCCCTTGTCGATCAGCGTGCCCTGCTTGCTGCGAAACCCCTCCCGCCGCAGTTCCTTCGCCAGCATCGTGGCCGAGCCGAGTTCGACGAACCGCTCGAAGATCCGGCGCACCGAGGCGGCCTCAGCTTCGTTGATCACCAGCTTGCGGTCCTGCACATCGTAGCCGAGCGGCACATAGCCCCCCATCCAGATCCCGCGCTTGCGCGAGGCGGCCACCTTGTCGCGGATGCGTTCGCCGATGACCTCGCGTTCGAACTGGGCGAAGCTGAGCAGGATGTTCAGCGTCAGCCGCCCCATCGACGTGGTCGTGTTGAACGACTGCGTGACCGAGACGAAGGTGACGCCGTTGCGGTCGAAGACCTCGACCAGCTTCGAGAAATCCATCAGGGCGCGGCTGAGCCGGTCGATCTTGTAGACCACGACTACGTCGATCAGCCCGTCGTCGATGTCGGCCAGTAGCTGTTTCAGCCCCGGCCGGTCCAGATTGCCGCCCGAGAAGCCGCCGTCGTCATAGCGGTCGCGGGTGGCGACCCAGCCCTCGGATTTCTGGCTGGCGATATAGGCCTCGCAGGCCTCCCGCTGGGCGTCGAGGCTGTTGAACTCCATGTCGAGCCCTTCCTCGCTCGACTTGCGGGTATAGATGCCGCAGCGCAGGCGGCGGCCGGGGCGTGTATTGTCCATGGTCAAACCTCCCGCGATCGGACCTGAAGCCCGAAGAAGCGATAGCCGTTCCAGCGCACGCCGGTGATTTCCCGCGCGATGCCGGAGAGCGATTTGTATTTGCGGCCCTGCCACTCAAAACCGTCCTTCAGCACGGTGATGGTGTGCTCGACCCCGTTCCATTCCCGGATCAGCCGCGTGCCTGCCACCGGATTGCGGGGATCCGCGATCTGGTTCTTGCGGCGGGAGACGCCCTCGACCTCGTCGGCAAGCAGGTCCAACATGCGGCGGGTCTCGTGATCAGGGCCGCCATAGGTCAGTTCCTGGAGGCGATAGGCGATGCGGGCCTCGAGAAAGGCGCGGCTGTTGTTCGGCGCGGCGCTGCCGAGGAGCCGTTCCCATTCGGCCTTCAGCTCTTTCACTGACATGGCCTTGAGCGCGGCGATGCGCGACAGGACGCTTTGATCCAGGCGCGCGTCCTGCCCGGGTTTGGGCGGCGTTATCTTACTGTGATGCTTCATCAATTCCTCCGATCCGGATGCGTTTCCTGCGACGACCACCGCTCTTTCGGGGCGGGTAGTCCACGGAACTGTCTCCGTCGGCGGGCGATAAAGAACTGGACTTCCCGGCATTCAGGCGAACGACGCCCGCGGCGAGAATGCGGCCCAACTCGGCAAGCCGGGCATCAGGGGACATCCGTTCAGGGCATAGAGGATTGGGCCCGGAAACCGGGTCTTCGGGGGGACTGGACATGGCGGGTTTTCGCGACTGTTGTGATAGGCGAAATGTGTCGCGAAATCAGAAAAATATCAAGCAAATCAGTTTATTACGGTCGATTGGGGCATCTGCGCTGCGTGGCGAAAATCTGCGTAGCAGAAATGCCCCCGCACTGACCTGTCGGTCGGGCGGTCGTGGCGAATCAACTCGTCCGGTCGTCCATGAACTTGTCGAAGCTGTCGAGGACCGGCTCCTCTTCCAGATCGGCCATCTCCCATCGCGACGGGGCGCGGTCGGGGTAGAGCAGAAGCGAGATCGTCATCTGGTCATTGCTGGGCGAGAACACCGTCATCTCGTGGACCGGTTCAGAGCCGGGCCAGACGCCGCCCGGATGGCGGCAGCCGTAGCGCCCTTCATCTCCGTCCACCTCTTGCGCGGCAAGCGAGGCGGGCGGCAATTCATGCACCTCTTGCCGTGCCCGGTAGAAAACCCCGGACTTCAACAGCGGTTCACTGGACCAGGCCCAATCGATGAAGCCCTCTTTGCCAACCACGATCATCGCTCGCTTGTCGGTGATGGTCATCCATTTCAGGATCGCGGCCGTCAGCGACACGGCATAGCGATCCGCGAGCTCGGTCATCACGTCGATATCGATGGTCCGGCCTTTGATCTGCTCGCGGAAATCGTCGAGGGGCATCAGCAGGTAGGAGGCGAATGTGTTCGCCTCCGCCTCGATCCTGTTCCGGGCCTCATCCCAGTCGGCCATGTTGCGGCTGGTGCATTCCAGCCCGCGCGGGTTGGCCCGCCGGTGCAGGAGGTAGTGCCCCAGTTCATGCGCCAGCGTGAAGTTGCGCCGCCCCGCCGACCGGATGGTCTCGTTGTAGACAATGCCCCACTCGCCGGAGCCGCTGGGATGCGGCATCAGCATGCCTTCGACGCCTTTGGACAGCGCAAGCTCCTTCACGATGGTGATCGGCGCGTCCGGAAACACCTGACGCGAGAAATCCTGCGCCAGCGCGGCCACATCGATGGGGAACCGCGGAAGGCCATGGCTTCCTTGGACCATCGACAGGATCTGTGTCAGGCGGATAGCCCACCCCTTCGGCGTCGTCGGAAGGCTCAATCCTTCTTCCCCCACATGTCGATCATCTGGTTGATTTTCTGCTGGTCTTCGGGGGCGAGCTTGCTGAACTTGCGGAAGAAGGCCTCCTTCAGAACCTCGTCGCTAGGCTCCTCGCTGTCATCGAGCAGGTAGTCGGTCGTGACCTCCAGAGCCTGGGCGATGCGGGTCAGCTTCTCGCCCGACGGTTTTCGCGTATCGCGGTTCTCGAGTTCCCAGAGGTAGCTCTTGCTGGAGTCGGTCAGCTCGGCGAGCTTGTCGAGGGAGTATCCCTTTTCCTGACGGTGGCGCTTGATCTTCGCACCGAGGGACGTGGTCATCGTATCATCCTTGGTTTCCTTGGTTGCAGGACGTTTGTTCGCTATGCCGAACAAAATTGTGCCGCGCAAGTAGACGTGGCGATTTGTTCGGTATATATCGAACAACATCGTATCGCATATTTGTGATTCTGTCCTCCTCCCCGGCCAAAGAAAGGGCTCTCATGACCGCCATCGCCGCGTTTCTCCGCAAGACCCCCGTGATCCGTCTGCAGGATTACTTCACTGCTGGCGGGTTCACCTCGCTTGCGCCCATCGACTGGCCGAAGCCCGAGCCCGAGGTGGTGGAGTCGCTGATCAAGGCAGTAGACGCCATGTCCGATGACGAAAAGCAGCGCGTCGTCCTGGATGCCGCCCGCGTCGCGGCGCTGGCGGAAGAGCCCGGCCAGAACGCGTTGCAGAACGTCGTCCTGAACCGCGCGGTCTTCGATACGCTCGAGGGGGCCAACAACCGCTCGCTCTGGGTATTCCTGAACGAATACGATCGGTTCCGCAAAGCCGAGGAGGTGCGCTACAATGACGAGCATCGCCGGACGCGGTCTTGGAGCGGGTTTGGCGTCGACGCCAATCTTTTGGTGAAGAAAGACCCGATGTCGCTCGCGGCATTTACGGCCGCGATCCGTGCGCGGTTCGAAACGCCCAACGTCCATGTCGACATCTTCGACCGTCACCGGGTGATCCTCGAGGGCGAGGAATGTGAACTGGTCCAGGTCGCGGTTTACCGGGAGGGGCGTCCCGAGGACATGCTGGGATTCAACGCCAACAGTACCCTGTCACGTCGGATCGTGAAGCCGGTCTTCGAGGCGGCGCTGACCTATGAGGCAGCGACCGGGGTGATCGAGGTCGTGGCAAAGACGCGCGAGGACCGGATCGATCTGACCCGGTACATGGCGCGTGACCTGCTGGGCATCACCCTGACTGAGGAGCAGAAGCTGCCGCTGCGCGAGTACGATCTCAGCATGCTGCTGCGGCCTTTCGACTTCCCGACTGACCCGGCCGACGGGATTGCCGGCGTGACCGTCAGGGAATTGCGCCTGATGGACATTGCCGCACCGGAAGAACGTGTGACCCTTGAAACCATGTCGGGCGCGAAAAGAACGATCTGGGAAATGGGTGACGACTTCTTTTATCCTGGCGGCTACCCGAAACTCGCAAGCGCGCACCAGACTATTAACCGGATGTCCTCGCCCGGTTGGATCGTTACCCGTGCGCGCTTCACCATCAAGTTCCACCCGGGCCCCGATGGCGGGCGGGGCAAGTCGCTGTCTTTGACCGTGACCATGCCGCATGGCTGCAATCTGAAGGACATGACCCCGCAGGAGCGCCTGATTGGCGAGAAGTATTTGCGGTTCTGGGGCATCCTGAAAGACGACAACGACGAAGGCGGCGTCCTTGAGTAAGCGTGCGATCGACCTTCTGCTGCGGGCCATGGAAGCCCGCAGCATGTCGCTCCAGACATCGGCGTTGCACCAGGTTTCGCGCGGCGCGACCGACGCGTTGATCACGGCCAAGCTGCTGGTGCCGAGTGGGCACGTCCCTGTCGTCGCCGCGATGGATGACTATGAGGATGAGCCGGTCGAGGCCACCTGGTCGGCCGGGCTGAAATCTTACGGCTATCACGACAGTACCGGCCGCTGGGCCAAGGTCGCCAATCAAGACATCGCGGCGTGCAGAGTCGACTACGGTCTGGCTCTTGCAAAGATGCTGGTGGCGTTCGAGCGTGCCGGGCCCTCACACCCGACACCCTTGGTCACGGATCTCGTCTGGGAGGTTGGAACTATCAAGCTCGCCGGAGCGAAGTCCCCGGTGCCCATCTGGTTCGCCCGGCGGCTTGGCGATCCGGCGGTCCGGGCGAAGCTTGAGGCGCTGATCGGGCGCAAGCCGCCGCAGGAAATCCGCATCATTCTGACCTCCACACCCGGCGAGCGCATTCCCGAGACGGCCCAGAAACGCAGCCACATCATCAACGTGGCGGATGTTGCGGGCGATCCGGCAAAGCTCGCGATCTCGCCACAGGTCCTCGGGGCACGGGTGTTCCCCGGACAAGGTCAGCGTCGTTTCCCGATCGATCATTCGGAAGACTGTGGGATTGTCTGGCTGCGCGGCGAAACCCTCACCTTCGGCAGTGACAAGCAGCGACAACTCCTGGGGCTGCTGTTCGACGCCTACTGGTCGGGATCGCCTGTGTGCCGGACCGCGGCCGTGCTTTTCGAGGCGGGCTACGGGGACAGCACGAACGCGTTCTCCAAGGTTTTCAGCGGTCGCGACGACTGGCGCTCGTTCATCAAATACGCCGACGGAAACTGTTGGATCGAGCCCTGATCCGATCAGCCATCGCCGTTTGTAAGGCCGTCCGTCAGGGCGGCCTTTTGCTTTTGTGGCTTTCCTACCGGCTTCCCTACCGGTGCCCTCCCTCAGCCCTACCACCCCCTCCTCCATGTTGAACCCGCAAGTGTTCGCAGAAATCCCAAGGAGGTTCACATGGCGACCAGGCACCTTTCCCAGATCGAGCTGGCGGCTCGCTGGAACATTTCGCACCGCACGCTGGAGCGCTGGCGGTGGACGGGCGAAGGCCCGAAATTCATCAAACTCGGCGGCCGGGTGATCTATCGGCTCGAGGATGTCGAGGCCTTCGAGGCCGAGCAGATCCGCGGCGTGGATCACCAACCCCATCGTCCGATGTCGGCGTGAGGGGGCGGAACATGACGATCTCCAACCACATCACCCTGGCCGATATCCACCGCATGCCGGTGGGCCAGATCGCGGCGCTGCCCGCCGATCAGCTCGCGCTGCTGAAAGGCGCGGCGGACGAGCAGCTGACGCAGGCGAAGTCGGTCGCGGACTGGCTCGACGGCGCCATCTCCCTCAAATACGCGGACCGCGCCCAGGACACCCGCCAGGAGGCGGGCAAGGACACCGGCACGATCCGGTTCGAGGATGACGGCGTCACCGTGATCGCCGAACTGCCCAAGCGCATCGACTGGGATCAGGCGTTGCTGGCGCAGATCGCCGAGAACATCGCCTCGGCGGGCGAGGACCCGGCCGAGTTCATCGAGACCAAGCTCTCGGTCTCGGAGCGCAAATACGGCGCTTTGCCGGAAAGCTGGCGCAAGGGCTTCGAGCCCGCGCGCACGGTCCGCACCGGCAAGCCGAAGTTCCGCCTCGTGCTGAACGAGGAGGTGCGCTGATGGCCATTTCGCTCGCGTCCCTGCGCACGACCTCGGTGCTGACCCCGCCGCGCATCCTGATCCACGGCGTGGCCGGGGTGGGCAAATCCACCTTCGCGGCCGATGCCGACCGGCCCGTCTTCCTCATGACCGAGGATGGCCTGGGCAAGCTGCAGGTCCCGCATTTCCCGCTCGCGACCAGCTACGCGGAGGTGGCCGAGGCGCTTGATGCGCTTTTGAACGAGGACCACGATTTCGGCACGGTGGTCGTCGACAGTGTCGACTGGCTGGAGCCGCTGATTTGGGCCGAGGCCTGCAAGCGCAACGGCTGGGCCTCGATCGAGGCGCCGGGGTTCGGCATGGGCTATGCCGAGGCGCTGACCATCTGGCGCGAATATCTCGACCGGCTCAACGCGCTGCGCGACCGCAAGGGCATGGTGGTCATCCAGATCGCCCATACCGACATCAAGCGTTTCGACAGCCCCGAGCACGAGCCCTACGACCGCTATGTGATCAAGCTGCAGACCCGCGCCTCGGCGCTGCTGCAGGAGCATTCGGACGTGGTGCTCTTCGCCAACTACCAGATCTCGGTCGCGAAATCCGATGTCGGCTTCAACAAGAAGGTAACCCGGGCGCTCGGGTCCGGTGCGCGCGTCATGCACACCGAAGAGCGCCCCGCCT